GGGCACGGTGGTGTACATCCATCCAAAGGGGCGATACCACACGGTGGAGTTTGCTTGCGGGGGGGGGCACTGTCCGGGAGAGTTTTCCGGGTACTGAGGACTGACGACGAGGAGGGGCTGGAGAAGATGTTCCGATACAAGAGCGGCGTAAAGGTCGATTATAACAGGCAGGGGTACATCTACTTCGTGTCCCGTATGTACAACGAGCTTTCGGCGGGAGAACAGCAGAAGATACTCAACCTGTGCATCGAGCACGGCGGCGAACACTATCAGGCATTGTTCGAGTTCGTGACGACGGACACCACGGCCACGGCGCTGGCGATGAAGCACTACATCAGCCGGGAGACGCTGTACAGGCTGGTGAGAAAATACTACGAGAACTTCCCACGGAAGCTATGACAAGGAGCGGGAGCAGCTGCGGCTGCCCCGCTTTTTTGTTGCCTGAATGTTGACACTCCGCGACGTGGATTTTGTGATACGGTGCAGCATGGAAGGACGGAATGCGAGATAAAAAGCGCCCCGCCCAAGGGAAGCTGCAGAAAAGACGGCGAGCGGGCGGGTGCCAGCAGCATGAAAGACTTTTTCCCCACGACAAGCGCGCACCTGCGTGTGCGCACGCGCGCGAACATATAAGCGCCGGAGAGGAGGAACGGCGGAATGAAGACAGGAAGACCGAAAAAATACGGCAGCAAAAAGGCACTGAGCGAGGCAATCGAGCGGTATTTCCGCAGCATCAGCCGCACAGTTCCGGCAAAAGACGGCCTTGGACGCGCCATTCTCAACGATGACGGCGAGGAAATCAAGCTGACGGAATACATCGTGCCGCCGTCCATCAGCTCCATGTGCCTGTATCTGGGCATAGACCGGAGCACATGGCAGAACTACTGCGACCCGCAGCAGCACCCGGAGTTCTCCGGCATCACGGAGACGACCCGCGCCCGCATCGAGGCCTATCTGGAAGAGCAGCTGCTGACCCGCGAGAAGGGCTTGCAGGGCATCATCTTCAACCTGCAGAACAACTACGGCTGGCGGCAGAAGCAGGAAGTGGAGCTGGGCGACAAGACCCGGAAGAGCCTGCCTTCGGAGCCGCTGAGCATACAGGAGAAGCTGGCCGTCATTGCGGCGGCGCAGGCGGCGGCAGCAGCACACAGCCTCGCAGAAGAAGAGGCTGGTGAGGAGCCGTGAAAAAGAAAGAGATAGACCGCCTGTATGAGATAGCTGCGTGGTACAACGGCCTGTGCGAGACCAACAACGAGACCTTCATGCCACTATTCGCGGATACGCACCGGTATCTGGTACTGAAGGGCGGCGGCGGCAGCGGCAAGAGCATCTTTGCAGGCCGCAAGGTGCTGGAGCGGGTAACGTCGGAGCCGGGGCACCGGTGGCTGGTATGCCGCAAAGTGGCGAAGACCATCCGCGAGAGCTGCTTCGAGCAGCTGAAGGGGCAGGCCTACGACTACTATTCCGAGCACATCGACTTCATCCCGCGCGGCAAGGGCAGCGACATGTATATCCGCTTCAAGAACGGCAGCGAGATACTGTTCGCAGGCCTCGACGACGTGGAGAAGCTGAAGTCCATCTACGACATCACCGGTGTTTGGATTGAAGAGGCCAGCGAGCTGCTGGAGGGAGACTTCAACCAGTTGGACATCCGACTGAGAACGAATTTTCCGTACTACCTGCAAATCATTCTGAGCTTCAACCCCATCAGCATCACCCACTGGCTGAAGAAGCGCTTTTTCGACTTCGACATCAAAGACCCGGTAGAGCGCAAGAAGGCCATCGACAGAACGCGCACCCACGAGAGCACCTACAAGGACAACCGTTTTCTGTCCAAGGAGGCCATCCAGACGCTGGAGGCCTTCAAAGAGACGGATGAGTATTACTACATGGTCTACTGCCTCGGCATGTGGGGCGTGACCGGCAAGAGCGTATTCAACAGCAAGGCTGTGGCACGGCGGCTGCAGGAGAACATCCAGCCGAAGAAGACCGGGTATTTCTCCTTCACCGATACAGGGCTGAAATTGACAGACATCCAGTGGGTGGACGACAAGGACGGCTTCATCCGCATCTACGAGGAGCCGGAGAAGGACGTGCCGTATGTCATCGGCGGCGACACCGCCGGAAACGGCAGCGACAGCTTCGTGGCGCAGGTGCTGGACAATCGCACCGGCAAGCAGGTGTGCATGCTGCGCCACCAATTCGACGAGGACGTATTCGCCCGGCAGGTCTACTGCCTCGGCGTGTTTTATAACACGGCGCTGGTGGGCATCGAGACGAACTTCTCCACCTACCCGGTCATGGAGCTGGAACGTCTGCGCTACCCAAAGCAGTACGTCCGGGAGACCATCGACGACTACACCCACAACGTCAAGCACAGCTTCGGATTCTGGACGGGAACAAAGACCCGCCCTGTTATCATTTCTGAGCTGATAAAGGCCACCCGCGAGGACATCACCATCGTGAACGACCAGACCACGCTGCAGGAAATGCTGACCTTCGTGCGCGGCGAAGACTGGAAGCCGGAAGCGGAGGCGGGTGCACACGATGACTGCGTGATGAGCCTTGCCATCGCCCACTACATCAGGCCGCAGCAGCGCTACACCAAGTGGCAGAACGGCGCGGCGGGCGTGAAGTGGACGGCATCCCAGTGGGAGGACTACGAAAATGCTTCCCCGGCGGAGCGGGAGATGCTGATAAAACGCTGGGGACGACCCCAACGATAGGAGGACGACATGAAGAAGAAAAAGGCAGACCAGACGAAGCTGCACTTGTGGCAGGAACGTCTGAAAAGCAACGAGAGCGCCTATGACGGCGAAATCTCGCGCATGGACGAGCGGGAGGCACTGTATCGCGGCACCGACGAGCTGAAGACTATCGTGGCCGGAGAGCGGAAGAAAACCACGCCCCATGTGCGCAACATCTGCGCGGAGCTTATCGAGGCGCAGACCGACAGCAACATCCCCCAGCCGAAGGTGACTGCCCGCCGCCAGAAGGATGAGCTGAAGGCAAAACTCATCGAGGACATGCTGCGCAACGAGCTGGACAGACTGCCCTTTGAACAGCTCAATGACATGATGGAGCGCACGGTGCCTATTCAGGGCGGCGCTGCCTTCCTTGTGGAATGGGACAACAACCGGCGCACGCACTCCACCATCGGCGAGCTGGTGGTATCCACCATGCACCCCAAGCAAATCATCCCGCAGGACGGCGTATACACCGGCGTGGAGGACATGGACTACATCATCCTGAAAATCCCCCAGACCAAGGAGTACATCCGCCGGAAGTACGGCGTGGACGTGAAGGACGAGACGGAGCAGGAGCCTGACATCAAGGGCAGCGACGGCGACAACACCGCAGACGACCTCGTGACCCAGTACATCGCCTACTACCGCAACGACAAGGGCGGCATCGGCCTGTACAGCTGGGTGAACGACACGGAGCTGGAAGACCTCGAAGACTATCAGGCCAGACGACTGAGACGCTGCACGAAGTGCGGCGCGGTAGAGCCGCTGGCATCGGAGCCTGCAGAGGGTGATTTTGCACCGGGCGAGCTGCCCGGCGCTTCGCTCGTTTCGGCGGAGGAGCTGGAAGCGGCGGCGCTGGAGCCTGCCAAGCCTATGCACCGCAGAGGCGGCGGCAAGACATGCCCGTACTGCGGAGCCAGCAACTGGGAAGAGACCGAGGAAGAGTTCGAGGAGGTCTACATCCCCATCGACCTGACAGGCGGCGGACAGATTCCGGGCGTAGTGAAGCGCGCGGTGCCCTCGGAAACGGAGTTTGACGAGCTGGGGCTGCCGGTGATGGAAGTCATCGAGGAGCCGACCCGCATTCCGTTCTACAAGCCGGACATCTTTCCTGTCATCCTGCAGAAGAACGTGAGCGTGTACGGCAGATTCCTCGGCGACAGCGACATCGACAAAATCGCAGACCAGCAGAACACCACCAACCGCATCGAGGCCAAAATCATCGACAAGCTGTGCAAGAGCGGCAGCTACATCACGCTGCCGGACGAGGCCAGCATCAAGGTGGACGCTGACGATATGAAGGTCATCCGACCCGGCAATGCGGCAACGAAAGCGCTGATTGATGTCTACGACCTGCAGGGCAACGTAGAATACGACCTCGTGTACCTCAACCAAGTGTACGAGGAGGCGCGGCAGGTCATCGGCATTACCGACAGCTTCCAAGGCCGTGCAGACCGCACGGCCACCAGCGGCAAGGCCAAGGAGTTCGCAGCAGCTCAGAGTGCCGGACGACTGGAGAGCAAGCGCGTGATGAAGGACGCTGCCTACGCTGCGCTGTTCGAGGCTATGTTCAAGTTCCGACTGGCCTACACTGACGAGCCGCGCCCCGTCGTCTCCAATGACATCCACGGCAACGCCAAGTACGACACCTTCAACCGGTACGACTTCTTAGAGAAGGACGCTGCCGGTGAGTGGTGCTGGAACGACCAGTTCCTGTTCTCCTGCGACACCTCGGCACCGCTGGCATCCAACCGCGAGGCCATGTGGCAGGAAACCCGCATGAATTTGCAGACGGGAGCCTTCGGCGACCCGGCAAGCCTGCAGACGCTCATCCTGTTCTGGACGAAGATGGAAATGCTCCACTACCCCGGAGCGGGAGAGACGCGCAGCTATCTGGAAGAGGAACTGCAGAAGCAGCAGGCGCAGCAGCAGATGATGCAGCAGCTGCAGATGCAGATGCAGGCACGCCAACAGCAGGCGCAGCAGCCTGCCCAGCAGCACGGTATCGACCCGCGCATGGCGCAGGCCGTCATCCAGAAGGCGAAGCAGGACGCTGCTGCGGCAGCACGACAGCAGACAGCGGCACCGGCACAGCCCGGAGCTGTCTAAATATAAGCAATCATCTCATATCCGCGTATAGCGCGGCCTCCTGAACACCGGCACGCGGCGGGCGTGGGACACCCGCCGCACGCCGGTGGAACGCAGGAGAACAACCGGGAAAGGAGGACGAGAAGATGAGCAACAAGAAGGGATACGCTGGCAGCATCCAGAACAGCGGCGCTCAGAAGGTCAAGGCTCCTCTGCCCGCTGGCGGCAAGAAGGGCAACAGCACCGTGAAGACCGGTAACGACCTGCGTGGCGGCAAGAAGTAAGACCGCCCGGCGCTCCCCGGTGGCATGAAGGCCGGGAACAGACTGTCCCGCAAAATATTCGCAGCAATAGCGCAAAAATGCAGAAGGAGCACCAATATGGAAGACACCATCGACTACGGCGCAGTATTCGGTATCGACGAAGGCGGAAACGAGCAGGAAGTCGCCGACCCTGCAAGCGAGACCGAGGAGACGCAAGGCGAAGAAGAGCAGGAAGTCGCCGACCCTGCCGAAACGGAAGAGACCGCTGACGGCACCGGCGACGGTGCCGGTGAGGGCACTGAGCAGTCCCCTGAAGAGCGCAAACGCTTTGCGGCAGCCAGAAGAAAGGCTGAAGCCGAGCGGGATGCTGCTATCGAGAAGGCCAAGCAGGAAGCGCAGGCGGAAGCCCAGCGCACCATCGACGAGGCCTTCAAGAACAGCGGGCTGACCAACCCATACACCAAGAAGCCCATCACCTCGAAGGCGGAGTACGACGAGTACCGCGCGCAGTTCGAGGCTGAGAAGAAAGCCCGCGTTCTGAAGAAGAGCGGCATGACGGACGCTGAGTTCAACGAGTTCGTTGCCAACCTGCCGGAAGTCCGGGAGGCGAAGCAGGCGCAGCAGGCGGCGCAGGAAGCCGCGAAGCAGGCGCAGGAACAGCAGGCGCGGATGCGAGTTGATGAGCAGCTGAAGGAAATCAGTGCCATCGACCCCAGCATCAAGGAGCTGAAGGACATCGCCAAGATGGAGACCTACCCCAAGTTCTACGAACTGGTGAAGAAGGGCAACAACCTTGTGGATGCCTTCAAACTGGCGAACTACGACACTCTGACCAGCAGCACAGCGGCGGCATCCAGACAGGCTGCCATCAACGCTGCCCAGAGCAAGCAGCATCTGAGCCAAACCACCACCAGAGGAGCGGGCGCTGTATCCGTACCGGCGGACGTGAAGGAGGCCTATCGCGCCTTCAACCCTAACGCCACCGACGCGGAAATCCAGCAGCACTACAACAAGTATGTGAAGAAATAACGAAAGGAGCATTTTACTATGGCTTTCAAAGTTCATTCCACCGATGACGGCAGAGTGCCCGGCATCGAGTATCTGCCCTGCGGGGCTATCACTCCCAAGGTGGGCATGGCGCTGGTGCAGAGCGCTGGCAACCTCGCCATCGCCACCGGCACCACTGCACCCACTTACATCTCCATGTGTGAGAAGGACAGCGCCTGCACTGCAGGAGACATCATCCCCGTCATCCGCGTGAGCAAGGATATGGTCTTCGAGACCACTTTCTCCGCTGCCGCCACCAGCATCAAGCTGGGCAGCAAGGTGACTTTGCACGCATCCGACGGCATGAGCGTGACCGCCACTACCACTGACGGCGTGGCCGAAGTGGTATACATGGACGGCACCGCCAGCGGCTCTATGTGCCGCGTGCGCTTCTAATCTGACGAAAGGAGACAGACATAATGGCTAATATCACTTTTACCGAAGGCAGCGGCCTGCAGGATTCAATATTTGGCAAATCTCAGGCGCCGATTCGTATGTTCCTTGAAAAGAGGGGCGAAGCTTTTGAGCAGGCATCTATGATTCCTGAACTATTCAGCATGGGCACCAGCAAGCACTGGGGCGAGAAGTTTACCACTATGACCGCCATGGACGGGTTTAAACCTGTTGGCGAAAATGGCGAGTATCCGGTTGACGGCATGCAGGAAGGTTTTGACAAATTCCTTGAGCATATGACATGGAAAAACTCCTTCTCCCTGTCCCGCGAGATCGTTGAAGATGCAAAGCTTATGGATCTTAAAAAGCAGCCTGCAGGATTCATAACCTCTTACTATCGCACACGCGAAAAATTTGCGGCTGCGCTTTTGGGCGCTGCAGTTACCGGCGCTTCAACAGTGAACTTCAGCGGCAAAGTGTTTGACACTAAAAGTGCGGACGGCAGGTGTTTGTTCGCCACCAACCATCCGAGCAAGCTGAACAAGGGAACACAGTCGAACCAGTTCTCTGACGCTTTCAGCAACAATGTACTTGCGGCGATGGAAGTCGCTATGCAGGACTTCCGCGGCGATAACGGCGAGATCCTGGATGTTGTCCCGGATACTATTGTTATCCCGAATGAGTACAGCCTGAAGCGCGATGTATTTGCAGCCATAGGCGCAGACAAGGATCCGGCAACATCAAACAACGGCTTCAACTACAACTTTGGCAGATGGAATGTCATTGTATGGCCGTATCTTAACCAGTTTATTACTGCCGGAACAAAACCCTTTATTATGCTTGCCAGTGAGTATAACAAAGAATACGGCGGCGGCGTATGGCTTGATCGCACTCCTCTTGAGGTAAAAAGCCGAATCGATGACGGCAATGATGCAAACGTTTGGAGCGGCTACGCGAGATTTATTGCGGGCTTCAATGACTGGAGAGCGTTTGCGGTCGGCGGCGTAAGCGGCGGCAGCACACTTATAAGCAGCTGATAAGCATTAAAGAAGGCTGGGCGGAGCATGGCCGCCGCCCAGCCTTTAGGCTTTTGTAAAAGGGGTGATGATATGGCTATGACCTTGTCCGCGATAATACGGATGGCGGATAATATCAAACCAAATGCGTTTGACGCAGAAACAAAAACACAGTGGATAAACGAAGTTGAGGGGCTTGTTCAGACTGAAGTAATGCTGTTCGCTTCGGAAGAGATCATAACTTACAGCTACGAAGAAGACAAAGAGACAAAAATGCTTGTAGATCCGCCGCACGACAAACTTTACAATGTGTATCTTACGGCGATGATCGATTTTGCAAACGGAGAATACAACAAGTATCAGAACACTATGCAGGTGTTCAATACTTTTTTTGGAGAATATATGCGCTGGTATGCGCAGCGATATCGTCCGGCCGACGAAGAAGAGGGCGAACCGGGGCATTATCTCTCGGCATATGGCATTGCGGTAAAGCACGGCTTTGCCGGCACTGAGGAAGAGTGGCTTGAGACGCTGAAGGGCGAACAGGGTGAGATCGGACGCGGATTTGTTGTTTACGGGTTTTACCCGACGCTTGACGCGCTTAGAGCAGCTGTGTCGGATCCTGATATCGGAGACGCATACGGCGTTGGTGAGGCCGGAGAGTATGACATTTACATTTTTGATGGAACAATAAACGACTGGACCAACAGCGGAAAAATTGGCGTAAAAGGTGATCCGGGGCCCGCGGGTCCGCAGGGTGAAAAAGGTGATAAAGGGGACAAAGGCGATAAAGGCGACACCGGCGAACAGGGACCTCAGGGCGAACAGGGCCCTCAGGGAGAGACCGGGCCACAAGGCGAACGAGGACCGGAAGGGCCGGCCGGAGCCAACGGAAAAGATGGCGAGACGGGTCCGCAGGGTGAAAAAGGTGATAAAGGAGAGAAAGGCGATAAAGGCGATGCGTTCACTTATTCCGACTTTACGCCTGAACAGCTGGCGGCGCTTACCGGCCCGCAGGGGCCGCAGGGCGAACAGGGCGAACAGGGTGAACCCGGCGCAAAAGGTGACAAGGGAGATAAAGGAGACACCGGCGAAACCGGCCCACAGGGTGAGCAGGGGACACAGGGCGAACAAGGTCCAGCCGGCAATGACGGCGTGTCTGTTACACATCGTTGGGTCGGCACAACGCTTGAAGTAACCTCTGCCAGCGGAACAACCTCTGCAAATCTCAAGGGCGATAAAGGCGACACCGGCGAACAGGGACCTCAGGGAGAACAGGGGCCGCAGGGAGAACAGGGGCCGCAGGGAAACCCCGGAACGCCGGGATACTCGCCCGTTAAAGGCACTGACTACTGGACGGCTGCGGACAAGTCAGAAATGGTCGCGGATGTCCTGGCTTCACTGCCTGTCTATAACGGGGAGGTCGAAAACGCATGAGCGAGTTTAATGTCAGCATCCCCGCAGGAGAAAAAAGGCGACTTAAAACCGGCGGTAAATACTGTCCGGCAGATGTCCTTGTAAACGCGGAAATGCCCGCAAAGGTCGTTGAGAAAGATGTAAACTTCCACGATTATGACGGAACACTTCTGTATTCCTATACACTTGCAGAAGCTCAGACGCTTACAGAACTGCCGCCGCTTCCCGAACACGAGGGGCTTATTTGTCAGGGCTGGAACTGGACGCTTTCCGACGTAAAGGCTCTTACCCGACCCATGACAATCGGCGCTATGTACACGACAGACGACGGGGCTACAAGGCTTTATTTGGAGCTGCCGCAAAACATGACGATTACGCCGCATTTTAAACAAACCGTGGCAAACGGCGTAACCATCGACTGGGGCGACGGCTCGGCCACTGAGACAGTGCCGGGAACGGGCACTGTAAGCAAATCGCACGCCTATGCCGAGGGCGGAAGTTATGTAATAAGCCTTAAAGTAACTTCCGGAACGCTTACGCCCGGTTGGCAGATGAACAATTACAACATTCTCGGGCCGTATGATTACCCATATGCGCCTGTTTACAATTCGCTTGTAAAAGCGGAGATAGGGGATAATGTCAGTGTCATTTCGCAGCGAGCCTTTTTCCGATGCTTTTCTTTAAAAAGCATAAGCGTGAGCAGCAGGATTGAGTATGTGGAAGCAAGCTCAATCGGAGACTGTGTTGCTCTGCAGTTTTTTGTGTCTCCAATAAATAATCTGACAGTCGGCAACTATGCTTTGTCTAACAGCCTCTCGCTGCGCGGGATAGCATTGAGCAACAAAGTGAGCAGGATAGGTGACGGTGCATTTTATTGGTGCAGAAGCTTACTGCGTGTTGACGTGCCGGATAACGCTGCGGTAAGCGGAGTAGATACTTTCAGGGAAAACCATGTGCTGCGCAGCGTCAACACGAAAAGCGGATTTGCTCCAAACGGTAGCCATGTGCTGCGCGGCTGCTATGCACTTACCGAGTGCGATATTGCAGAGGGAACAACGGAAATCGGGGCAAATGCATTTTATACCTGCTATTCGCTGCGGAAACTTGTTTTTCCAAGTGCACTTACAAGCATTGCGGCTATGGCATTTGCGGATTGCTACGGCATGAGAGAATACGATTTTACACAGTGTGCGGTTGTCCCGACACTGGCAAACACGAATGCCTTTACAAATATACACGCAGACTGCGTTATAAAAGTGCCTGCCGCGCTGTATGACGAGTGGATAGCTGCGACGAACTGGGCAACCTATGCAAGCAAAATCGTGTCGGCATAAAGGGGGAAAACGGATGATAATAACACAGACAGTTGTAATTGACGGCGTAAGCTATGCGCGGGCATATTCCGATGCCAGGATGCTTATCGAGCGCGACGGAGCGCTGTATGAGGAAGCGATAGACCCGATTGACAGCGGCAGGACATACACCGAGAGCGATCAGCCCATTCCCGATGAAAAAGACGGTTACGTTATAACCGCAGATGAGGCTTCACAGGCTTATGAGAAAGGGGTAAACGAGGCGTGACTTATGTAAAAATAAATGAAACACTTTATCCCGTCGTCTCTATCGAGGGACGCAATTATGACCGTTCGTGGGACGATAGGGCGGTCAGAATCATCATTCTCGAAATGGACTATATACAGGCGGCGGCGCTGTTTGTTGACGGTATCCAGTGGGCGCTTGTAAACGAGGTCGAGAACGTCGAGGGCA